ATGAAAAAAATTTTGACAACTTTTTTATTATTTATTGTACTTTTTGTTGGTTGCAGCAAAACTCTTGAGTCGCAGAAAACAACCCAATCAGATAAGCAGAATCAACTTAACAATACATATTCACCTGATAAAGGATTTTTAATAGATCATAGGATATGTTGTGATTTAATTGATAAATCGTCTAGTTACATTACTGAAGAATTTAACGAGATTGATGAGAAAAATTGGACACCATTATTTTTTCTTGATAATGATAATTTTCTTTATCAAACCCATGGGTCAATGGGCGGAAATAGTTGTTTATATAAGTATAATATTAAAAATAAAAGGTCAGATAAATTATTTCCACTAGATGGATATGTTCAACCTTTTAGTATTCAGGATTCTGAGAATTTTACTATCTCTGATGATATTAGGATGTTAACGGTAAAGAATAACAATATTAGCAAACAGATTTTATTTCAAGACTGGAAAGAACAACATAGTGATTATAAATCCTATGAAATTGTTGGTAATCCTCATAATAAAAAACTATTTATTTTTAACACCACAGAAAATTGTATTTTAACAGATTCAAACCTGGAAAACACTATAGAATTACCCTTTAAAGGAGTATATAGAGCATGCTGGATAGATAATGACAACCTAGTTATAGGTACTTTAGATAATGTTAAAGAACTATCAGGTAGCGCAATAATTACATATAATATTCAAACTAGGAGTACGACAAAAACTTATCTTAGAGATAAGGAAGTATTTGTTGACCCCTATCGAATAAATGATAATTATTGTGGATTTACATCTACTAATGATAATAAAATTGTATCAGGGAATATTGGAATATTGGATTTTAAGAATAATAAATTAATATTTCTTAAATTAGATAATGTGGTAGACCAGGAACTAAAGCTTGATTATAAATGGGTTCTATCTATCAATACCGAAAAACCCGTAGATTCAAACCTTTGGTATGGGACAACAGATGGATTCGTTCGTTTATGTGTTTATGATGTTAGTGAAGGTACTTACATTATAAGAGATAATGAAATATATAGGCCCAATGGAGGTATGATAATTTCCCCAGATGGAAAGACAATTATATATTTGGCAATAGATACAATATATATTAACTACGAAAAATAGTATAGGAATGCTATTGATGGCCTCTTAAGCCACTTAATTGTTTTGTTGTACTGGTTTTGATGCAACTAGCTTATTAAAACGTTGCATGATAAAGAAAAACTTATTTGAAAGTTGAGCTAAACCAGTAATTATGAATAAATACTTTTTAGCTGACCTTCTATATAACTAATTGTAATTGTAAATGAAATACTAATTGAAGATGTAGTTGAAAAATTATTAAAAAGGTATATAATAAATAATGTAAGTGCAGGTATAACTCAATGGTAGAGTTCCGGCTTCCCAAGCCGGCTATGCGGGTCCGATTCCCGTTACCTGCTCCATTCATATGTACAACTTTTAAGTTTGTATCGATTTTATCGTCGGTTACAATAACTTTATCCACATATGTGTTGATGATTTCCTTTAGATCATCAACATTTTTGTTTTTAAGCCTCTCCACATCTCTTAAGAGATAACTTTCTATCATACCCATATTAAGCTGTTTGGATTCAAATTTAATTTTTATTTCATTGATCATATTTGTTATTTGAGATTTTTGTTCTTCAAGATCTGACATTGCAGTTTTCATAGAAGGACTATAGAGACCATCTGCTATTGCATTTACAATGTTTTCTATTTTATTGTCAATCTCATTTAGCCTTTTTTCAAATATTTTAAGATCTTCAGTATCTTCATTTCGAATCTTGTTGTAATGATGTATTAATTTAACAGTTAATTCCTTTATAGAATCTTTATTTAAAATATTATCCTGGATATGTTGCATAACATTATCCTCAATATACTCTTTTTTAACTGCCTTTAAATCACAGTTTTTTGTTCGATATCGAGTTCCGCAAACATAGGATGTATAAGTAAATCCTTTATTATGGCTAGTATGCCCAATCATAGCAGATCCACATTTACCACAATATATTTTACCGCTTAACAAATAATTAACTTTAGCTTTATATCTTCCATTGGCTCTGTTATTCATTTTTTCCTTTAAAGACTGAAACAAAGACTTAGATATTATTGCCGGAATGCCATTTTCAATCTTAATTATTTGGTCTTCCGGTTTTGACATATGCTGATTACGTTTGCCGTTAATTTTTTCTGATTGTCTATTGAAAACATAGGTTCCTATATATTTTTCATTTTTTAAAATATCGTGTAAACTTGATTGCGTAAAATCATTACCTTTTTTGGTTTTATATCCTTTAGATTTAAGGTCTGAAATTATTTTTTTGTATCCCATACCCGATGTATAACTATCAAAGATGTATTTAACAATCGCAGCTTCATACTCATTAATTACATATCTACCATCAACGACATCATACCCAAGTGGTGGCGTTCCTCCATTAGATTTACATTTTAAAGCATTTTCTTTCATACCTTTCATGACCTCTCTTGCAAGGTTTTTTGAATAATATTCTGCCATACCTTCAAGAACTGATTCCAAGATAATTGATTCAGGTGTGTCATCTATATTTTCAAGTACCGATATAAGTTTTATTCCATTCTTTTTTAATTGTTTTTTATAAAAAGCACTATCATATCTGTCTCTGCTAAATCGATCAAGTTTATGCACAATAATAGTGTCAAATATTTTCAATGAACTATCTTTTACCATCTGAAGAAATTTAGGCCTATTATCAGTTGTAGCTGATCTAGCTTCATCTGTGTATATTTTAGTTATCTCCATATTGTTCCTTTGGGCGTATTCTTTTATTGCTCTTATTTGAGCATCTATTGATTCTTCTCTTTGGTTATCTGAACTATATCGAGCATAAATTGCGGCCCTCATTCAAATCACTCCCCTAAATATTTATATTGGTAAGTTTATTAAGTCTATTTTCAGTAATAATCTTATAAGATTTACCTACTTAATATGCTTGTTTTTTAAATAGTTTGCATAGTTAAGCATTTCATTTGCTATATCCAAAACTTCTTCATCAGTTTTTTCATTGAGTTCAAAGTCATCTGAAGAAAATATTTCATGCTTTGCAATATACACTCTTGCTAAATCAGGATCAGTGAAATGAGAAGGTATTAATGACCCTGTCCCTGCAAACAGTGTAGAAACTATATTGTCATCAGATGGCTTAACAATTAAATCAAAATAATTCGCAGGAAGGCCACATATTTTAATAATCTCTTTTAATAATTTCTTAGGTGCAGGAGTTCTTCCATTTTCAATGTCGCCAAGGAAGCCCCTTGATATACCGAGTTCATCTGCAAGCATTTGTCCAGTATATTTTATACCATCTCTTGTGCCTTTTAACTCTCGACCTTTTTTAATCTTATTTCCAATTGTTTTTTTGTCCAGCAACATTTATATCACCTCTCAAATAAATTATACGTATTTTACGTTACAATGTCAATAAAGCCACGTAAATATTAGAATAATAAAGAAATACCAAGAAATAACTTAAAAATCACGTAAAATGACAAAATATGCGTAAATTCGACTTAAAATTACGTTTTACAACACGTAAATTAGTACGTAAAATTAAGCTATGGTCAATTAATACGTACATTGGGAGGTGATATTGTGAATGAAATATTTGAAAATTTACCGTGGAATAAAAAACTTGAAGTTCTGAGAGTCGCATTAGGCTTTACACAGACAGAACTAGCAAACAAGTGCCTTACAAACCAGAAGGTTTATTGGTCTTGGGAAGCAGGTGCAAGATATCCAAGGAAAATATACCGAGAGAAGTTGTCAACGATATTCAGTGTTCCCGAGAACGAGATATTTAAAGATAGCGATCATACAAAAAAAAGAGGTGGCGATGTTTGTTAATAGATGTTTTAAGAATATCTCAGGACAGAATTGATGGAACTGTAAGAAAAGAAATAGTTGATACTAATGAAGTTGATGAAGAATCATATTTAAAACCTTTATTAAAAATGATAGTTGAAGCTATTGAGGAGGAGTGCTAATGGATGAATTAATTAAAATCAACTACGGGAATGACAGGCAGACAACAAGTGCTAGAGGTTTATGGGAGTTTTTGGACAGGCCCTATAGAGACTTTAATCCATGGTTTGATAAATACAAAGAGTATGGATTTACCCAAAATCAGGATTATAGAGCTCTTACAACAAAAATCGTAACAGCTCAAGGCAATGAGGTTGAAGCTCAAGACTATGAAATAACCATTGACATGGCAAAAGAATTGGCCATGTTGCAAAAGACAGAAAAGGGCAAACAAGCAAGACAATATTTTATAGAGCTTGAAAAGAAGTGGAATGCACCAGAAGCGGTAATGGCTAGAGCTCTTAAGATGGCTGATATAAAGCTTTTATCTCTGCAAAATACTGTAACAGTATTAGAAACTGAAAATAAGCTTTTAGCACAGGAAAGTGTTGAATGGGCTGACAGAAAGATTATAGAAGCACTGGTTAAAGCTTATGGTTCTATAATCGGATTTGAAAATGCATGGAGAGAGTTTAAGAAAGAATTGTTGTACATGCATGGCATAAACATTAATGCCAGAATAACAAACCATATGAACAATACAGGTAAGAAAACTAAACCCAAAACTTTAAGCATGATACAGGATGATGAGTTGGTACCATGCATAAGTACAGCAGTTGCAATGTGTAAAAATAATGACATTAAGATAAATCAGATAATTAATAAGTTTAAGAACTAAAGTAAGGGAGGACTGTAAATGCCAAAATTTATAGAAGTACATGATAACTTGATTAACATTGATGATATTTCAAGAGTTGAGTTTTTAGGAGATGATATTTATTTAGGGTTATTCCCTAGGAATGAAGAAGGAATGTTGATTCCTGATTATATGATTTTCAAATATGCAAAGGTGTATACAATTAGTGGACAAGAATTTGACATGTCATTAGACCTGCATCAGCTAGAGGATGAAGAGAACGAAGAAGCTTGGGCTAAAAGAAACAAGGGTTACATCGGACAGAGCATGACAGCTCTATATGAAGCAATTGGAGAAATTATCAAACTAACTGGGTTTGAATATCAGGATTAAGGAAGAAGGGAAAGAAATGCCGGATGTAATGATTGGAGAAACACTTATTGATGGTGAAAAAATAGAGCAAATAGTTGAGAAGATAATCAACCTACTTGCTCACAATGAACTAAACTATAATTTTTCAATTTATGTATTAGAAAAGGCTAAAGATAAAATAGGTGAAAGGTATTTTTCTAAAGATTAGTTCTAATCAACTCCTGAGCAGAATGTGCAATAATTTTTTCTAAATTTGAACTATTTGAAGGTGCAGATTTAGTAATAAGTATACTGGATGTTGCTTCTGGATTAATTATAAATGATTCAGTATAAAATTTTTTACCTTGATGATAGTTTATTACAAAGGTTATTGGAATATAAGGTTTTTGAAAGCAACAAGCAGTTGATAACGATTGGTTAGGGGCTATAAAGTGGTTTTCTAATTTTGAAAATGGTTTGTTTTTAAATTTATTCTGAAAATCAGGAAAATAAGATACTGAATCTATAATAGCACCACTAGCACCAAAGTTTTTTATTACCAAATAATAAGTAAATGATGAAGTGACCTGTATAACTTCTAAATAAATCACTACATAAGGTCTATTAGCCTCTTCTGTAATTTTATTTGTTTGCCTTAGGGTGGCTACAGCGATAATTACAGAAACTACAGAAATCAAAGTTGTAGCAATAATAGAGATTATTTGAATTTTATCAGAAGTGCTAAGTTTCATAAACAAATCAAACATTAATGTTTTCCTCCTTTCTAAAGAAAATTTTAACACTTAAGGGGAAGATGGACAAGCAGAGGAGGTATGAAGCGAAATGTACTGACAAGAAAGACAGGGAGGAGGTAAAAGCATAAATGAAATGTGATACGTGCAGGAACAAGGACAATTTTGATGAATGTAAATGGCCACAGATAGGATCATGTATGGAGTGCCCCTGTAATACCTGTGATATATGCAAATTACCAGTTAATGTAATGAAAAATATTATGGCAGCTAAGGAAGAATAAATTTTAAGAATAAGAAAAGAGGCGAGTTTTTGGAAGAGCAGCGCAGGATACTAGAACAACTAATTGAATCAGGGGCAGACTACAGCGATATAGTTAAACAATCACAGAAATTGGACAAGCTTATTGTTAATTACTACAAGGAAAGAAGGTGAGAAGAATGTTACCAAAGGAAATGACTATTGAGGATGCAGTTAAGGAATACCAGGACAATAAAACCGTTATTGCAAGGAATGATGGAGAGCTAAAAATTGAAGGTGTTGAATGTATTGACTGCCATGAAGCCCATGCTAAAGAAAAAATGAAATATTGTCTTTGTGATGAAGGCTGGGTTTGCCCTAAGTGTTGTGGACATTGTGGATGGAATGAAGATGAGACATGTACATGGGAATAAAAAAAGAGACCTTATAAAAAGGTCCAAATAAAAAGAAATCCTAAAGACATTATAGCACAGGCATAAATAATTTTAAATGCGGAGGTAAAGGAATGAAAAAATTAAATATAACTTCAAACAATTGTAAAGTTTCCACTAGTAGCTGGGGAGATGTCTATGTGAATGGTGAAAAGCTGGCTGAATTAATTGCAGATAACATGCCTGCAATGGAGGAATATAAGGAATATCCGGCGGAGATTTCAATATCTATAAAAGTTAAGGATTTTGATGAGATTAAAATATCAACTGAAGGCTATGACATAAAAGATGAAAAAAATGAAGGTAAAGAAGCTCAAGACAGCATTGAAATTAACAATAATGAAGAATCAGAAGCAACTGAGAAGGAGGTAATTTAATAATGAGGTTATATGAATTAACAGAGGCGTATAAGAGTATATGGGAACTTGTTACTGATGAAGATGTGGATCTTGAAGCATTGGAAATGGCCCTTAATCAGGTAGAGGAAGATATAAATCAGAAAGCTGAAAATATGGCCAAACTTGTAAAAAGCATAGAAGCTGATGTTGAGGTGATTAAAGCAGAGGAACAAAGATTGTCAACTAGAAGGAAAGCTCTTGAGAATAAAAAGGATAATATGAAACAGTATCTAGAAATGCAGCTTAATACTGCAAAAATTGAAAAAATCAAAACCCCTGTATTTACTATAGCAATTCAAAACAACCCTCCTAGTGTTGAGTTGGTTGATGAAAATCTTATACCACAATCATACAAAAGCTATGAAGTTAAGATTGATAAAAAGTCTATACTAAGTGCATTAAAGGAAGGCCAAGCAATTCCAGGAGCTGATATAAAGCGAACTAAATCACTAAGAATAAGGTAGGTGGCTTACATATATGGCAAATGAAAATAAGAACCTCTGGCAGAGAATAAGTGCAGTTATGACAGATATTCAGTATCTTGCCAAGGATGATAGGGTAAAGTTTGGGACAACAGATTATAAGGCAATAAGTGAGGAAAAAGTAACATCCACAGTGAGAGAAAGCATGGTTAAAAATGGACTTGTTATAGTACCGATTGAACAGGAGCATTTAAAGGATGGAAACCTTACTACAGTTAATGTAAAGTACAAAATTGTTAACATAGACAATCCTGATGAATATGAAGTGTTAATGAGTTCAGGAACAGGGGCAGATACCCAAGACAAGGGCGTTGGTAAAGCAATGACCTATGCATATAAATATATGCTGCTTAGAACTTTTGCAATTCCTACTGGAGAAGATCCTGACAAGATAAGTTCAGAAGAATTGGATGATAAACAGAAAAAAGCAAATAAAAAGAAAGGTGATGAACAAGAACCTAATTTAATTACCCAAGCACAAGCGAAAAGATTGTTTGCTATAGCTGGAAAGGGTAATGAAAAGACAGTCAAGGATGTTTTATTAAAGCACAAATATTATAAAACAGATCAGATTAAAAAGGCTGATTATGATAACATTTGCAAGGAAATTGAAGAAACCATTAAATCCGTAACCTCCCAAGGTTAATATATATTCAACTTAACAATGGGGGCAGAAATAAACAACTGCCTCCATTTAAAACCAAGGAGTGATTAAAATAGCAAAGATAATATGTTCTAACTGTGGGAATAAAATGGTTGAGATAAAGAATGGGCTTTATGTTTGCCCTGTGTGCAAAGAAGAGAAGAGGGAGCAATAAACATGAAACTTTCAAAAGAGCAATTTGTAAACATAGTAATAGCTCATCAAAAGGCACGGAAAAAGAAGAGAAAATTAAATGAGATGCAGCTTAATAATTATCAATCAGATAACCATTTCAGGATTGTTAGAAGGTGCAAGTAAAGGGGGAATATGATGAATATTAAATTTATAGTTCCAGGGAAACCAATGGGAAAGCAAAGACCAAGAGTTACAGGAACAGGAACATATACGCCTAAAGAAACAGTGTCATATGAAAATTTAGTTAAGTTAATGTATAGCCAACTTCCAGAACCTAAAAAGTTTGAGGGGGAGGTTATAACAAAGATAGATGCATACTTTGAAATACCAAAGAGCACAAGTAATAAGAGAAGAAATTTGATGCTATGTAATGTTATAAGGCCTGTTAAAAAACCTGATTGTGACAATATAGCAAAGATTATTCTTGATAGCCTTAATGGCATTGCTTATAAGGATGATAGCCAGGTAATAACAGCGACAGTAAATAAGTATTACTCTGATACTCCAAGGGTGGAAGTTATATTACAAGATGAGAAAGGGGAGCAAGAAAATGTCGACTGATGAATTAAAAATAGAGTTAGAGGAAATATGTGATGCAAATGGATTGACAATAGATTTCAATTTTAATTATCCGGTTCAGATTATAGTGAGAAATAACATGCAAGTTAATTTTTTTGATGGGGAGCCTGTAGAATCATATTTGAGATTTAGATTCATAATTGACCAGATTGACTTTGATTTCTTTGGAGATTTCAAGGTCGATGATAAACTGTTCAGCAAACTGCTTAATAAAGTAAAAAAGCTACATTACATATATTTGCAAGAGTGGTACAAGGAAAGGGAAGACAGGTTGCAAAGATGCATAAAACCTTTGTGGAGTATAAAAAATGGAGATTATGTGGCTATTGTAAGAAAACACTACAAGGGATAGGAGGGAATGAATGTTGAATAGGGCACAACGCAGAAAAACAGATAAATTGCTAAAGGGGAAGCTTACACAGGATCAGTTTGAATTGATTAAAGGGCAGATCATAGATGAACGTGTTAGGGAAGAGGTTGACAGGTTTGTTGGAAACTTTGTTTCAGTTTACCTCCCTGCAATGAGAGAGAACAAAATAAGTGAGGAAAGGGCGAACAGAATAATAGAAGATGTATTTAATAGAGCACAAGAACGCTTTAACAAAGGAGAGAAAGGTGAGCCTAGACCTAATGATAAATATGTTGAAGCAGATGCCTTTGAGAGTGTTACGGCAAAAGTCTTAAAGGCAAATGGGATAGATAATCCTGAAGAGCTTGCACATCAAATATATAATGAGTTCATGAAAGGCGAAAAGGGGGAAGCTGAGGAATGAAGGATTATTTGAATGCCGAAGAAAGAAACCAGTTGATGGTATTCATGTCCATACTACAAATGTTTTCAGGGAATAGAGGAATAACTAGTGCGCCTGGAAAGAATATAGTAGAGGATTGGACAAGCAGAAACAATATGGCCAAGGATGAACAGCGAAGTATTAAGATGGCCCAAACATATCTTAAAAAATTTTGTGAAAGTGTACAAGACAGGATGCATCCAAGAGAGCAGGAGCAAATAACCAAAAAACTTGAAAAATTTGATTTTAGGCTTATAGATGATTTTACATTGCAAAAGGTTTACAGGGATATGAAAGATAGGCTAGTTAATGCAGTAGTTCCGAGGGAGCAGTTTTGCACCTGGTGCAACGAGATAATGTATCAGAATTGCGATGGCTGCACAAAGCACTTTTCAGAGTGTGAGCTTCATGAAGTATTTGAGGATAACTTTGTACCAGAGAGTTCATGGGGGTTAGAGAATTGCAGATATGCTTACAAGCTGCCTGAAAAGGTCACTAAGTAGCTAAGACACATTCTGATTAAAATGTGAAGGAAAGGAAGTTAAGAAATGAGTTGTCAAGCAGTTAAAAACGGTGAAGTTAAGAGAAAAGGTAAACCAAGTATTGAATATCATGATGATAACGGAAAACCTGTGTATTACTGTTATGGTTGGATTGATTATGGCACAGAAGATTTAATAGAAACATGTTCAAAATGCAAAAAAAACGTGATATATGCACAAAGAGATTTAGAAACAATAAATGAGAATTAGTTCGTAATCCAGGATTTAAGTAACAAAAGAAAGGATGATGGATATATGAATAAAGTTGTTTTAATTGGTAGGTTGACAAAGGATCCAGAACTTAATTTTACAGCAGGAACAGGAGTTGCAGTTGCTAAATTTTCATTAGCAGTTGATAGAAATTATGTGGGCCAAAATGGACAAAGAGAAGCTGATTTCATAAACATAGTATGCTGGAGAAAACTTGCTGAAAATGTAGCAAATAACGTGTCAAAGGGAAGATTAATTGCAGTATCTGGATCAATACAGACGAGAAAATACCAGGCGCAGGATGGAACCAATAGGTATGCTACCGAAGTTGTTGCCGATGAGGTTAAATTCTTAGATTGGCCTAAAGATGGAAGTAATAGTAACTCACAACAAAGTAATTATAGTGAAGATGGATTTATGCCGGTAGGGGATGATGATGATCTTCCATTCTAAAACGAGGAGGGTTAATACCTTCCTCTTAATATAGGGGCAGGAGGTTAAGCAGAATGTTTGTTAAGTATAAATTTACGGATACAGAGATAAAAAAATTAATAGAAAACATGACTATCATTGTAGATACAAGAGAACAACAGAACCAGCATATTTTAGATTATTTTGAAAAGAAAAAAATAAAGTATGAGGTCAAGAAGGTTGATGCAGGAGATTATACTGTAAAGCTTTCAGCTTGCCCGGAATTGAATATACTGAGGGATATATATATGCCTGTTACCATAGAGAAGAAAAACAGCATAGATGAGCTTGCAGGCAGTTTTAAGGATAGGACAAGGTTTGAAAATGAGTTTATAAGGGCCTATGGAAGTAATACAAAAATATTTTTACTGATAGAAGATGGACAGGGCTATGAGAACATAATCAAGGGAAATTACAGAAGCCAATATGAACCCAAAGCTCTTCTTGCATCATTAAAAACGTTTGAAAATCGTTACAATATAAACATTGCCTTTATGGATAAGAAATACTCAGGGAACTTTATATATCACACATTGAAATACTATCTATATGAATATCTAAAAAGTTAGGTGAATGCTATGGACGTATTTGAGTTTGCAAATAGACATCTAGGACAGTGGAAGCAGCGTGGGGGTGAAATAGTCCCTCGCTCCTGCCCTTACTGCCATGGAGGACAACATCATGATAAAGATTCCTTTGCATTGAATATAAATAAACTTACTTTTAATTGCAGGCGTGGAAGTTGTGGAAGATCGGGAACATTTCAGCAGCTTTGCAGAGATTTTGGAGAAAAGGCGGATGCAGAATTGGAATGGGAAAAAAATAAAAATTTTGAATATAAAAAGCAACCTAAAAAATCATATAAAAAACCTGTGACAGCTATAAACTCTGCAACTAAAGCAATTGAAGAATATTTGACAAAGAGAGGATTTTCAAAAAAAACATGGGAACGTAGAAAGGTTGGAGTTGACAACAAAGGAAATATTGTAATGCCTTATTATGAAAATGGGGAACTTGTGCTCCTGAAATTTAGGCCATCCCATAAAATAAAAAAAGGTGAAATGAAGTCCTGGCGTGAAGAAGGAGGAAAACCTGTTCTTTGGGGAATGGATGATTGTGATCCTGCTGATCCTTTGGTTATTGTTGAAGGTGAAATGGATGCATTAGCACTTGATGAAGCAGAAATTAAAAATGTTGTAAGTGTTCCAAGTGGAGCTGAGGATTTAACATGGATAGAAACATGCTGGGAATGGCTGCAGCAATTTCAGAAAGTTATTATTTGGGGAGACCAGGACGAACCAGGACAGGAAATGGTTAAGAAGATAATCAATCGTTTAGGAGAGTATAGATGTTACATAGTCCAGGGCAATAGAAAGGATGCAAATGAAACTCTCTTCTTTGATGGTAAAGAAAAAGTAATTGAATTAGTTAATAATCCTAAAGAAGTTCCTATTGCAGGACTATTAAGGCTTGCAGATGTTGAAAATTTTGATTATAGCAAAGTGCAAAGAGTAAGCTCAGGATTAACATTAGTTGATAAAGCTGTAGGCGGTTTTATGATGGGACAAGTAAGTGTTTGGACTGGTTCAAATTCTTCAGGTAAAAGTACATTTTTAGGACAGTTGCTTATTGAAAGTGTAGATAAAGGATTTAATGTATGTGCCTTTTCAGGAGAATTACCTGCTCCAATATTCCGCTACTGGATAGAGCTTCAGATGGCGGGCAAAGATAATTTAATGAAAAAATATGATGAAATAAAGCAATCAGATGTTTCATATGTGCCTAATGATGTTCAGGAAAGAATGAGAAATTGGTATAGGGATAAGTTCTTCCTGTATGATAACTCAACAAGTGTAAAAGATATAGACATTTTAAGGACATTTCAATATGCAGCAATGAGATATGATTGTAAGGTTTTTTTAATAGATAATTTAATGATGACAAGCTTTAGTGGAAATGATAAGGATTTTTATCATGCTCAAAGCGAATTTGTTGGTAAAGTGGTTGAATTTGCACACAAATATGATGTGCATGTTCATGTTGTAGCACATCCGAGGAAAGTAAATGGTAATTTACAGAAGAATGATATATCAGGTAGTGGAGACATAACAAACAGAGCAGATAATGTCTTCAGTGTTGCAAGAGTTACTGATGAAAAAGAGGATATGGATCTGTGGGGATGCAATACAAGGCTTGATATACTGAAAAACAGATTTTCAGGTAAACAAGATGTTACGATTGGACTTAAGTTTGAACCTGAATCTAAAAGATTTTATGAGAAGTCAGAGGCGACAGGATATCTTAAACAATACGGATGGAATAAACAAGAACAATTAGGATTCTATGAAGTACAAAATGAAGATTGTCCATTTTAGGATTAGGAGCAGTGAGGTGATACAATGGCAAGACCAATGAAAAAAGGATTGGAATACTTTTCGCTTGATGTTGATATGGATCAGGACGATAAGATTGCATTAATAGAATCGCAACATGGTCTAGTGGGATTCAGTATTATAATAAAACTTCTTATGAAAATTTATAGTAACGGTTATTACTATGAGTGGGGAGAAAAGGAACTATTACTCTTTTCAAAGCGAGTTAATGTTGACAATAATACCTGTTCAGAGATAGTTAATGACTGCATTAAGTGGGGGATATTTGATAAAAGTATTTTTGAAAAGGATGGAGTGCTAACTTCTAGAGGTATTCAGAAAAGATTTTTATTAGCTGTAGGAAGGCGACAAAGGGTAGAAATTAAAGGGAAATACTTACTTTTGAGCAATGAGGACATTAATGTATACAAAAACCTTGTTATTGTTGACGATAATAACAGGTCAGTTGAAGTAAATGTCGACATTGGTACACAAAGTAAAGTAAATAGAAATAGAAAGGAAATAGAAAGTAAAGAGAAAGTAAAGGAAATAGAAAGTAAATTAACTGATGATGAAAATAATTTTATTGAGGTATTAAAATCAATTGAAAATTATCCTCTCGATATTGAGAGTGATGTAAAACTATATAAGGATTTATCTGAAAAATTTCCACAGTTAGATATATTGCAAGCAATTAATAAATTTGCAGTATATAAGCAAGATAAACCGTTAACAGTAAATAGCAATTCAAAAAGTCAGATAAACACAAGTTTTGAGAAGTATGTTGAATGGGGTGAATGCTTAAAGACACCTACTCCACCAATCAAAAAGAGAGAGGTTTGGGTATAGTGGAATTAAAAAACCTAAAGATTAAATATAACAAACTTCTCAAACGTGAAAAGAATGCTGAGAACTATCTCAACAATGTTGCATCTGAAAAGGAAGCTGAAAAATGGACACCACTATTTATGTTAATAACCCAGAAGCTTAGTATGATGATGATTGACTTTGAAAAAGTAACTGGCAGGGAAATGACTGATGATGAAATATCTAATGGATTTAAGGATGTGAATATATGAAATTTAATATATCTGAGATATACCAGGACAGAATTAAAGAGATAGACAAGCAGTTAAGAGCATATGTGCATTTAAAGAATTGGAATAAGGTTAAGCAGCTAAGAGATGAGAAAAAAGAGCTAATGCAAAAGATCCAGAGGATGCAAGCAAAGGAGGAATAATGGCTGTGATGAATGAATATGAAAAGAAGTGCATGATAGAGGAATGGCTTGAGGACTATGATAGCATGAAATCAAGGATTGAGTTTCTAAATGAACATATAGAAGATTTGGCAGAAGCAGGCATGGGGATAAGTTATGATAAGGAGGCTGTATCTCCAACTAATAAATTTAACTCCAATGTTGAAAATGCGATAATTAAAATGGATAAGCTTGATATATTCGGAGAAATAAAAAGAATACAGAATACTATTAATGCAATAGAAAAAGCATTAGCAAGCCTTAATGATATAGAGAGAACTGTTATAGAAAATAGATGCATTAAGGGTAAATACTATTATCAGTTCTGTTATAAAATAGGGGCTAGTGAAAGAACTGCAAGGAGGATCAAGAAAGAAGCATTAAAGAAGATGCGCATAGTTGTATTTGGAAAGGAATAGCTGATTAATTTTAAGTTGGCCGTTTATTGGCCGGATTATATATAAAAAATAATGTAAAATAGTATCATGGAATTAAAATTAAGCACCTGGAAATGGGTGCTTTTTATTTTTGAAAAGAGGTGCAGGGGGAGGTAAGAGTCATGGATAAGATAGAGCAGGCTTATAACTTTGACAATGAAGATAATGGCTAGGGACTTTTACAAGACTCCTGGATGGAAACATAAACGAGTTAGGATACTCAAACGTGATGAGTACTTATGTCAGGAGTGCAAGAGATATGGAAAGACTACTGCAGCAACAACAGTACATCACATCATACCTTTGACTTGGTGCTTGATATATAATCTTATGTTGGCATTGGCAAGCATTAACTTGATAAGCTTATGTGATAAGTGTCATGACAAGATGCACAATAGGACAGACAACAAACTCACAGCATTAGGCTTATCATGGGTTAAGAGAATAGGACAATTTGGTTTGGATTGGATAAATAAATATTCTAATGAAAGCTGGTAATCCCCCCCCACCTAAAGATTAAAAAATAAATCTTATGGAGACCGAGGGGAGGTAGACTTCTCCAATAGAGCGAAAATTTTTAGAAAAGGGGGTAAGGCTAATGTTACCTGAAGAAAAGGAAATTAAAAAAATCATCAAAGCTACAATTAAAAACATGGAGAGCATTGGTACTTATCGCCCACAATTTGATGCAACGATAAGAGCTTATGCTGAAATGAGACAGCAGTATGATAAGCTAACAGCTGAATTTTATGCAGGTGGCTGCAAGATAACAGAGGAATATACTAACAAAGCAGGCTTTACAAATATAAGAAAGACAGCTTTATATTTAGCGCTTGAGACTTTGCGCAAAGACATAGTTAATCATGAAAATATTTTAGGACTTACTCCAGCAGGACTTAAAAAAATAAGCAGTGGAACAGCCGGAAAGAAGAAAGTCAGCAAACTGGGGAAGGCGCTGAGTGAGATTGGACAACAACAGTAAATTTGAAAACTATAACCTGGTAATGGAGTATGCGCAAAGTATTGTTGATGAAAGAAAAGTAGCTTGTAAGGAACTTATACAAACATGCAACAGGTTTTTAAAGGATTTAGAAAATCCCATTTATGACTTTAATCCTACGAATGCTGAGTTTGTAATTGGGATAATTGAGAAAACATTTGTCCATGACCAGGGCGAAAGATTAGATGGCACTCCATTACGTGGAGAGCCTTTTTTATTGGAGCCATGGCAAAAGTTTTGTATATACAACATCCTTGGATTTTATCATAAAGGTACTAAGATACGAAGGTTCAAGGAAGTTTTTATTTTTATACCACGTAAAAACGGAAAGACAAGATTTATTGCTGCTCTATCATGGGCATTAAGTATTCTTGAAAGAAGATCGGGATCTAAGGTTTATATTGTTGGTGCAGCATTAAAACAATCTTTGCAAAGTTTTAATTTTGTTAATTTTAACCTTGACCAAATGGGGGAGAAGGAGAACTTTAGAGTTCTTGATAATAACCAGGAACACTCTATAAGTGGAGAGCTAGAGGATGGCTCAATCTACATTCAAGCCCTAGCTGCTAACCCAGATGCACAAGACTCACTAAATTGTAATGTAGGTATTGCGGATGAAGTACATGCTTATAAAACTCCTAAGCAATATAACATAATCAAAGAAGCTATGAAGGCTTATACAAATAAGCTGATGTTTGCTATTACAACAGCAGGAGATAACATGGTTTCTTTTTGTTATCAGAGACTGCAATATTGCAAAAAAATACTTGATGGCATAGTAAAGGATGAACAGTATTTTATTTTTATATGCAAAGCTGATCAGGATGAACATGGAGAGGTTGATTATACTAATCCAATTGAACATGAGAAGGCTAATCCTAACTATGGGGTAACGATAAGACCAGAGGAAATACTAAACAATGCATTACAGGCACAAAATGATCCACAGCAAAGAAAAGATTTTCTGGCAAAGGAAATTAACATATATACCTCAGCTATGAAAGCGTACTTTAACATTGATGAATTTAGGAACAGCGATAGGAAGTATAAATGGACAATAGGGGAATTGTTGAAACTGCCTATCAATTGGTATGGCGGTGCTGACCTTTCAAAATTGCATGACCTTACAGCATCCGCTTTATATGGCACCTATTACAATGCATATAAAGACAAGGATGGGAAAATGCATGATGTAGATATAATAATTCCTCATGCATGGTTCCCTATAGTAGCAGCATATAAAAAAGCCGAGGAAGATGGTATTCCTCTCTTCGGATGGAAGGATGATGGATGGCTTGATATGTGCAATAGTCCAACTGTAAACCATGCAGACATAGTTAACTGGTTTAAGAAAATGAAAAAGACAGGATTTAAAATTAAACAGGTTGGACATGATAGAAAATTCTGCCGAGAATACTTTTTTGGTATGAAGAAGGCAGGGTTTAATATAATTGATCAGCCCCAATATTTTTACAAGAAAAGTGAAGGCTTTAGGCATATAGAGCAAAAAGCAAAGGATGGAGATTTATATTATTTACATTCGGATGCATTTGAGTATTGTGTGCAGAATGTAAGAGCTATAGAAAAGACAGACGACATGATACAGTATGAAAAAGTTATGGAGGATCTTCGTATTGATATATTCGATGCAGCTGTTTTTGCTTGTGTTAGAAAACTTGAGGACATAGAGAAAACTTCCTCAGCTACTAAGTGGTTGAAGGGAACGAAAGGCGGTGAGTAAATTGAGTAAAAGAAAGAAAAAAAGCATAGGTAAAACAAGGGCAGAGCCTACAACCCAAACAACTTTAAATTGGTTTCTTACCTCAGAAGCTTATGAGACTTTATGCGTACCAGGCTATACAAAATTAAGTGATAACCCAGAAGTTAGAATGGCAGCAGATAAAATTGCTGACCTTATCTCATCTATGACAATTCATCTTATGAAGAATACAGAGGATGGAGATGTAAGGGTAAAAAATGAGCTGTCTAGGAAAATTGATATCAATCCTTACAGCTTAATGACTAGAAAAACATGGGTGTATAACATCGTTTATACCATGTTGTTGGCGGGAGAAGGAAATAGTGTTGTATACCCCAAAGTAAAGGATGGGCTAATAGATGAGCTTATACCTTTAAAGCCTTCTAAAGTAAGATTCGTGGATACAGATAGTGGTTATGTTGTTGCTTATGGAGATAAGACTTATAACTATGATGAAGTATTACACTTTACCATTAATCCAGATGCTGAAAGGCCTTATATAGGACAAGGATATAAGGTGGTTTTAAAAGATATTGTAAACAACTTAAAGCAAGCTTCTAAGACTAAAAACAGTTTTATGAGTGACAAATGGAAACCTAGCATAATAATTGCAGTTGATGCAATGACAGAGGAGCTTGCAAGTGAAGAGGGCAGGGATGAAATACTTAAGAAGTATATTTCTGAAACAGGTGGAGGAAAGCCATGGGTAATACCCGCTGATCTGGTAAAAGTTGAACAGGTAAAACCGCTTAGTCTTAATGACCTTGCCATAAATGATGCAGTACAACTTGATAAAAGAACAGTAGCAGGAATCTTCGGAGTGCCTGCTTTTTTCTTGGGTGTAGGTAGTTATAACAAGGATGAATACAACAATTTTATAAACTCAAAAATTCTTCCTATGGCTAAAGGGATAGAACAGGTTCTCACAAAGGAATTGTTATACAGTCCTGATTTGTATTTTAAATTTAATCCTAGATCCTTGTATGCTTATGACATTAAAGAGCTTGCTGATGTAGGTGGCAATATGTATGTAAGGGGAATAATGCTTGGAAATGAGGTTAGAGATTGGTTAGGCATGTCTCCATTGGATGGATTAAATGAGAGGGTTATCCTTGAAAACTATATCCCTGCTGGCATGATAGGGGATCAAAAGAAATTAAAAGGGAATGAGGGTGATGAATAAATGGAATTAGAAAAAATGAGTGAACTTGAGTTTGTTGTGAAAACAGCAATAAAGACAAAGCAAAGTTTAGGGGTACTTATTGAAATGCCTGGGTTTGAATCTCCAGAAATGATTATCAACCCTTGTGAAAATTTAGAGAAGAAACTTGAGTATTATAAGAATACTTATGATGATAATCTTGAACACAAGCATGCAAAGGGTATCAAGATAATTGGATATACATTTTGTTAAGCCAATAGGTCTTGGATGGAGGTGAAGATAGTGACAAATAGAGATAAAAGGCAGACTAGAAGTTTAATGACAGATTTAAAAGCTACAAGGGCAGAGCAGGATAACCAAGACATGTATATTGAAGGTTATTTTGCAGTTTTTAATAAAGAAACTGAATTATGGCCAGGAGCTTATGAAGAAATTGCACCGGAGGCTTTCAATGAAACTTTAGGTAATGACATAAGGTGTTTAGTTAATCACGATACAACGCTTGTACTTGGTAGAAATAAGTCCAATACCCTTGAACTTAAAACCGATTCACATGGACTTTGGGGCAGGGTAAAAATAAATCCAAACGATACTGACGCAGTTAATCTTTATGAAAGAGTAAATCGTGGAGACGTTGATCAGTGTAGTTTTGGTTTCAATATTCAGGAGGAAGAAACCGACTGGCGTGATGATGGCACTGTAAAATGGACACTTAAAAAAATTGATCTTCATGAAGTTTCGGTTTGTACTTTTCCAGCATATGAGGAAACAGGGGTTAAGGCTAGACATGCAGAGGTTGAACAGCATAAAGAAAGGCAGCTTGAGCAAAGAAAAAACAAAATGAAAGAGAGGTTAAAAGCATGGCATTAAAACAATTGATGTTATCAAAGAAAATCGAACAAAGGAAGGCTTCTTTAACAGAACTAGTTACCCAGGAAGAAGGGCTTAAGACTAGAGCTGCAGAACTTGAAACAGCTATAGGAGAGGCTAAGTCAGATGAGGAAATGGCTGCAGTAGAGGAAGAAGTATCAAAGCTAGATGCTGATAAGGAAGATCTAGAAGAAAAGAAAGGCAAACTTGAAGGTGAAATTGCTGAGCTTGAGGGAGAGCTTGAACAGCTTAACAGCAAGGAACCTAAGAATGATCCCGAACCAACACCACAATCAGAAGAAAGAAATAGAAATTCAGGAGGCGAAGTAAGAATGAGATTAGGTAAATTTTTCGGTCAAATGACTAGGGAAGCAGTTAATGCTTTAATTGCTAGGGATGAAGTAAAAGACTTCCTTGTACGTACTAGAGAGTTAATAGGACAAAAGAGAGCAATTACAGGAGCAGAACTTAACATACCTGAGGTTATGCTTGACATATTAAGAGACAACCTTTATAGATATAGTAAATTAATAACAAAGGTAAGATTAAAGCCTGTCGCAGGTAAGGCAAGACAGAATATAGCCGGAACTGTTCCAGAAGGAATATGGACAGAATCAATTGGCAAGCTTAATGAACTAACTCTTGACTTCAATCAAATTGAAGTTGATGGGTACAAGGTAGGAGGATTCATTCCAGTACCTAATTCAATACTTGAGGATAGTGACATCAATCTTGCAAATGAGATAATGGATGCACTTGGACAAGCTATAGGAATTGCAGTTGATAAAGCAATTCTTTATGGAACAGGTACAAAAATGCCTTTAGGTGCTGCTACTAGACTTGCACAAAGTGTTAAGCCTTCCGACTGGGGAACAGATGCACCTGAATGGACAGATTTACATCTTACACATTTACTTAAGGTTGATGGAACTACTTTGACTGATACTAAATTTTTCGCAGCATTATTGCTTCAGCTTGGTGTGGCAAAACCAAACTTCAGTACAGGCGGAACCTTCTGGGCAATGAATCGTAAAACAAGAATGACATTAATGTCTAAGGCAGTAGGGTTTAATGCAGCAGGAGCAATTGTTGCAGGACAGATGGGAACAATGCCTATAGAAGGAGGAGAAATTGTTGAACTTGACTTTATACCTGATAATGATATCATAGGTGGATTTGGTTCGCTTTATCTTTTAGCTGAGAGAGCCGGATCACAGCTTGCAGTATCTGACCAGGTTAAATTCATCGAGGATCAAACAGTGTTCAAGGGCACTGCAAGATATGATGGAGCTCCTGCAATAGGCGAAGGATTTGTAATTGTTAATATTGCTAATGTAGCTCCAACTACTACAGTGACTTTTGCTTCTGATGCTGCTAATGCACAGTAAATTAATGGGGAGGGATTAACTTGGATATAGAATTAATCCTCCAGTTAGTTAAGGAAAGGCTTGGTATAAGGACAAATGTAAGAGACACATATCTAACAGCTATAATTAATGGTGTTGTTAAGGAATTAGAAGATGAAAAGGGATTGGTGCTTGATGGTGCTAATCCCTATCATCTTATTTTTATTGTTGATTATTCAGCATGGAGATACCAGAATGTTGATAAGCAGGAAGGTATGCCAAGGCATTTGCAGTTTAGATTACACAATCTTATTATCCATACTGGAGGTGGTGTTCTATGACTTATGACCATGAGTTAACTCTAATTGGAGCAACATCATATACAGAGGATGATATAGGCAATCAAATACCAGTTAAAACCCAAACACCGATATTGTGTGGTATAAAGTCAATTGGTAGAACGGAGTTTTATAATGCTGCAGCTAATGGCATTAAACCAGTAATTGTATTCTTGGTTCATGGATATGAGTATTCTGGAGAAACAGAAATTATATTTGAAGACATTAAATATAAAGTAATTCGTACCTATTCAGAGGGCTTTGAGGAAATAGAATTAACTTGCGAGAAGGTGTGAGGTAATGGCTAGTAAAACCTGTAGTCCTTATGATATATCTGCAGTAATTGCTGCTGAATTGGAAACATATACAAAGGAAGTTGTTGAGGATATTGCAAAAGCGGCAAATGAAGTTTCTACAGAGCTAGTGAGTACACTAAAGCAAAGTAGTCCTAAAAAAACGGGTAAATATGCTAAGTCGTGGACCAAGAAAAAAGAAGGTAACAGATATAGAGTATACAACAAGAAGTATCAACTTACACACCTACTTGAATATGGTCATGTTAAAAGGAATGGGGGAAGGGTTGCAGCAAAAGCACATATAAGACCAGCTGAAGAAGATGCTGTAAAAGAGTTTGTTGAGAAGGTTGAAAGGGCGGTGAAAGGATGATATTAAGTGAGTTAAAGAACATCTTAGATACAACTGGTTACCCTGTGGCGTATGACCATTTTGAATCTAATCCTGAACCGCCATATATTGTATACCTTACACCCTATTCTACAAATTTTGGGGCAGATAATAAGGTATATAGTAAAATTAATCATGGACAAATTGAATTATACACAAGTATAAAGGATTCAGGAGCAGAGCAAGTACTTGAGAATGTGCTTGATGATGCTTCTATTTTTTATGAAAAAGTAGAGACTTACATTGAAAGTCAAAAACTTTACCAAGTCATTTACGAAATTTCAATATAAGGAGGAATTGAGATGCCTGAAAATAAAATTAGATATGGACTTTCAAATGTTCATATTGCAGTCGTGACAGAAGATGCTGTAACAGGAGCAATAACTTATGCGGCACCTAAAGCTATCAAAGGAGCAGTAAATCTTTCAATGAAGCCTGTAGGAAGTGTTTTTAGCTTTTATGCTGATAACATTGAATACTTTGGGGCAATGGCTAATAATGGCTATGATGGTGACCTGGAAATTGCAGAAATACCAGAATGGTTTGAAGAGGAGATATTAGGAAACACGCTTGTCGCAACTGATAATGTAACGATTGAAAATGCAGGTAATATTGTAAATAAGAAATTTGCATTGATGTATCAGTTTGAGGGTGATGTTAAAGCAAGAAGACATACATTATATTACTGTAACGTTTCAAGACCTGAAATTACAGGTAAAACAAAAGGTGAAAAAACAGAACCTGACACAAGTAAACTGACGTTTACATCAAGACCTAACCCTAAAACAATGGATGTAAAAGCAAGTACACGTTCGACTACAACTCAAGCTGTTTATGATGCATGGTTTACAAAAGTATATGAGAAAGCGAGTGTGTAACATATGGAAAAAGTTATAAACATTAGTGGAAAGGACGTCCCTTTTAAGTCAACAGGGGCGTTCTTACTTCGTTATAAGGCACAGTTTGGACGAGATGCATTAGGGGTTCTGCTTAAGATGGAAAAGGTAATGAAGCCATTAGTAGAAGGTAGTAGTGAAGCTGTTGATACTTTGGATCTTACTCCTTTTCTTGAAATTGTTTGGACTCTTGCAAAAACAGCAGATTCTCAAATACCTCCACCAATGGAATGGCTTGATACATTTGATGAATTTCCATTAGTTGAAATAATTCCAGAGTTGCAGGAGCTAATACTATCTACAATAAAAAGCAGCATTAAATCAAAAAACTAGATGGCGAGGGCACCCCTGATGAAGTAACAACCGAAAAGATAATTCTTAGAGGGTTACAGATGGGGCTTACCCTCGCTGATTTTGATTTATTAACTATTGGAATGTTAATGGATTTACTTATTACTAACAATAATGAGCAATGTGGTGATAAAGAGGAAAAAGTAATAGAAGCAAACCAGGGAGACTTTGATAACTTCTAGCGAGGAGGTGAAACTGTGGCAGGAAATATAAAAGGTATAGTTGTTGATATTGGTGGTAATACAGCTCCTTTGGAAAAAGCATTACAAGGTGTTAACAAGACAAGTAGAGATTTACAGTCTGAACTTAAACAGGTTGACAGGCTCCTGAAGTTAGATCCCAACAATACTGAACTTATGGCTCAAAAGCAGAAACTTTTAGGGGATGCTGTAAACAATACTAAAGATAAACTTAATCAGCTTAAGCAGGCTGAAAAGCAAGTACAGGATCAGGTTAAAGAAGGAAAAATATCGGAAGAACAATATCGAGCTTTTCAAAGAGAAATAGCTTCAACAGAAATTAAATTAGAAGGATTAGAAAGCCAGGGCCAAAAAACTAATCAAGAATTAACTGATGAAAGACCAACTGAAAATCTAAAAAAATTAGGGGTGGCAGCAGGGGCAGCATTAGCTGCAGTTGGAGCTGCTTTTGCTGGAATGACTAAAGCAGCAATGGATAATGCTGATGAACTTCAAAGGCAAGCTGATGTTACTGGGCTTACAGCTGAAAGGCTCCAGGAATTACAATATGCAGGCAACAACTTAGGGGTTGAACTTGATACCATTACTGGAGCACAAGCAAAACTTACAAAAAGTATGGCAGCTGCAAAGGACGAAACTACAGGTACAGGCGCAGCATTTGCAAGGTTGGGTATAGATGTAAGAGATAAGGCTACTGGCGAATTGCGAAATGCTCAGGATGTAATGACAGAGGCTATTACTGCGTTAGGTGGTGTTAAGAACGAAACCGAACGTAATTCACTTGCTATGCAGTTGTTTGGAAAATCTGCTATGGAGTTAAATCCTTTAATCAAAGCTGGTGGCGAAGAATTAAATAAACTAACCTTGGAGGCACAAAAAAGTGGTGCAGTAATGTCAAATGAAGCTGTTGCCGGATTAGATACTTTTGGTGATACGCTTGATAATATAAAAAATTCTATAATGGGTGCATTTGGAGAAAGCTTGGCTCAATTATTACCAAAGATTCAGGAACTTATAAGTAAAATTGATATGGAAAAATTGAAGCAGGGGATACAAGCCTTTGCTGAAAAGGTTGTGCAACTATTAAGCTTTATAATTGACAATGGAGACACAATAATTAGTTTGATAGTTGGCATAGGCGCTGGGTTTGTGGCTTGGAATGTTGCATCTATAATTAATGGAGTAGTTGAATCAATAAAAGCATTTAAGTTAGCAAATGAAGGTGCAACAATAGCACAATGGGCATTAAATGCGGCGCAAAAGGCTAATCCAATAATGTTGATAGTTAGTTTAATTGTAGGATTAATAGCAGTAATAGTAACCCTTTGGACGACGAATGAGGACTTTAGAAACAAGGTAACAGCGTTGTGGGGAGCAATAAAAACATTCTTTATAGAAACATTTACAGCCATAAGTCGGTGGTTTACCAACACATGGACAAGTATAAAAAATTTCTTCATAAATACTTGGAATGGAATAAAATCTTTCTTCTCAACGGTACTTGATTCTATAAAAACAATTGCAAAGGAGAAGTTTGGGTTTGTTTTTGAAAGCATAAGAAAAGTATTTAATAGCTTTAAAAAATTATTCCAGGGTGACTTTAAAGGGTTCATAACTGGCATATGGGATACAGCTGTTACATGGGCTAAGGGATGGCTTGATATAGGAAAAAATATTGTAACTGGTATATGGGATGGAATTAAAGGCATGGCAAGTTGGCTATGGGATAATGTATCAGGGTTCTTTTCAGGCATTGTTGATGGTGTAAAAAACAAACTGGGAATACATTCACCATCCAGAGTATTCGCTGATGTTATAGGAAAAAATATGGCTCTTGGTGTCGGTGTAGGTTTTGAAAATGAAATGAAGAATGTTGCTGATAAAATAAATAAATCAATTTCAATTGTAGTTGATACTCCAGATGATGTACCTAAAGGCAATAATGGTTCAACTGGATCATCTTCTGATGGTGGATTTACTCAGAATATCAATATCTACAGTCCAACACCATTAAACCCAAGTGAGGTTGCAAGACAGACCAGGAATGCAAATAGACGTTTAGCTCTGGGGGTGAGGAGATAATATGTATGCTAAAAAGCAGTTAACATACACAAACATAAAAGGTGAAAGTATTCAAATAGGATATTTTCATCCTTTTTATTTAATTGAATTTGATGGTGGCATTGGAATGCCTAAAATAAACATCTATACATCTAAGGGAAGTGGTCAAGATGGAGCAAATTATACTGGCAGCACTATTGATATGAGGAATATTGTTATAAGCTTTTACATTACTAGAGATTATATAAAGAAAAGAAACGAACTGTATAGAATCTTTATTCCGAAGTCAATGGGTACTCTTATATTTGAACAGGGAGAAATAAAAAGAAAAATAGCTTGTTATGTTGAAAGCTTAGGCATTGATGATAAGAAAAATGAAAAGGTTGCTACTCTAAGCCTGTTGTGTCCATCACCTTACTTTGAAGATATTGATGAGATTAAAAATGACATTGCCTTATGGTTGGCAAAGTTTGAATTCCCTTTGGAAATTACAAGTGATGGCATTGAAACAGGGCAAAGAGAACTCAGCTTAGTAACCAATGTAATAAATACAGGGAATATAACTCTTGGAATGGTTATAAAAATGACAGCAACAGCTACAGTTACAAATCCAAGCTTATATGATGTGTATAAGCAGCAGGAAATAAAGATAAATACAACAATGCAGGCAGGGGATGTAATAACCATCAATACTGGTTATGGAAAGAAAAGAATTGTACTAGAGAGAGCAGGAGTAGTCAGCAATATAATAAACCTTATGGATGCCAACAGCATATTTCTACAACTTGAACCAGGTGATAATCTTTTAAGATATGGTGCTGATGTTAACATTAATAACCTTGATATATCTCTTTATTATACACCTGCTTATTTGGGGGTGTAGATCATGGAACTTTATATATATAACAGAGATTTAGAATTTCAAGGCCCTTTAGATGTCTTTGATAGCTTAAGATGGCGAAGGCGATATTTTCAACCAGGTGAATTTGAATTGCACTGTAGAGCTACTAGAGAAAATATTATGTTATTGCTTCCTGAAAACATAGTATCTCGTAGAGATGCAAAGGAAGCTGGAGTAATAGAAAACATTGAAATTGATAATGAGGAGCTGACTGTTAAGGGAAAATTCCTTTCCGCATACATGGGACGTCGAATTATTTGGAGCATTACTACTATAAGGGATACAGCAGAAAATGCTATGCGAAAGCTTGTATTGGATAATTGCATTAATTCCCGCCTAATTCCGAAGCTTATTCTAGGAGATTTAAAAGGGTATACACAGACAGTTGAACTCCAGGTATCTTATAAAAATCTACTTGACAAGCTTACCCAGATAGCCAAAGTAAGTAACCTCGGATATATTTTGAGACCTGATTTTAAAAATAAACAATTTTATTTTGAAGTTTATCAGGGACTTGATAGGAGTAAAGAGCAGAGTATAAACCCAAGGGCCATTTTCTCTGATGAATTTGAGAATGTATCAAATAATAAATACAATTTAGCATGTGAAAATTATAAAAATGTTGGTCTTGTAGGTGGACAAGGAGAAGGCACATCAAGGATTATGGTAACCGTTGGTAGTGGTGAAGGCTTAGATAGATATGAAACTTTTGTTGATGCTAAAGATACACAAAAAGATGAAACAATGACAGATATAGAATATAAAGCTTTGCTAATGCAAAAAGGGAATGAAGTATTAGCGAGTAATGCAGTATCTGAGTCATTTGAGAGTGATGTTAATTTGCAGTCTAATTTAATATATAAACAGGATTTTGACCTGGGAGATATAGTAACATGTGTGAAAAGGGAATGGGGAAAAGTGATAAATGTGAGGATAACAGAGATAGAGGAAGTATATGAGAATGGCATGATCACGATAACGCCAACCTTTGGCAGTCCGCTTCCAGAATTAGCTGACATGCTAAAGGATTAAGGAGGGATAAAATGGAGAAAAGTAGTTTTTTCAATAGTGTAAATGGTGACAGAAAATATAAAGCAGAAGAGATTGCAAGTTATTTTGCAAGCTTTATAGGAAATGGTGTATTCCCTAACCCGTCTACAAGTTTACAGGTTGCATCTAACAATAATATGACTGTTACTTTAAAGCCTGGGAAAGCATGGATAAACGGATATTTCTATAGTAACACTGATGATTTGATACTTAACATCAATGCTTCAGATGGTACATTAGATAGGATTGATAGAGTTGTGCTAAGACTAGACTTCGTAAATAGGGAAATCAAGGCTTATATTAAAAAAGGTATGTTTGCAAGCAATCCAATTGCTACTACTCTACAGAGAGATATGGATAGATATGAGATTGGTATTGCTGATATATATGTAGGAAAAGGTACTGCATCAATATCTCAAGCAAATATAACAGATTTAAGACAGGACAATAATTTTTGTGGCATTGTGCATGGAGTAGTTGATCAAGTTGATGTAACAACTTTATTTAATCAATATGATGCAGCTCTTAGTCAAAAGGAGGCAAGTTTTGAAGATGAATTTCAGACATGGTTTAATAGCATAAAAGGACAATTAAGTGGAGATGTTGCTGCAAACTTAACAAATCAACTAGCAGTTTTGCAGAGTGATTTTAATGCACATAAGACCGAAAGCACTCAACAGATAGGTAATATAAATGATGATACTTTACCTGTTGAATTAAAGGGCAAATCCTTAACGGAGATGGCGAAGGTAAATTTTCAGTCTGGCATTAATGCAAAACAAAAGGTGGTTACAGCATTAAATGCCGAGGGAGCTAGTGTGACCACAAACAATACATGGAACGAAATTAGTAATGCAATTCCAACAATTGCAGGTTCAAAATTAACATTACTTGCAGCAGGGCAGAATAAAATTCTTAGTTCAATAGATTCTGATTCAAATTTGTATTACTTCCGTATAAATACATCAGCTCCGACTGCGTATAAGTATGACAAAAAAGGTACATTGATAAAAAGTTTTGACCCGCCATTGTATTATTGCTATATAAAAGCTGTAACTAAAGACGGTTGTTTTGTTACTAATAATGCTAGTGACAAATTATATCATTATGATTGGAATGGTACTTTGATAAAACAATATCCAAGCAGTGCAAGCTCATTTATAAAGCTCAAAGATAAGTATCTAATTGGTTCAAATGTTTACGACATAAATATGACATATATTGGACAAATTGCAGGAACAGTTCCATTGGGGCGGTGGCAAACAACAGGGGATGATGATAATATTTACACAAGTAGTGACTTGACTAATATAGAGGGGTCATTATATAGAATAAACCTTACAGCTATGCAGTCTTATGCTTGTGACTATCCAAGAGGACTCATGCTTATAGGATTAGCACAAGATTTTAAATAAAAATATAAGGAGTTGGTACTATGTATTTAAAAATAGTTAATTTGTTGAATTTTGGTAATCCAAATTATAAAGAGTTAGATATTAATAAGTTTGTAGCAGGCTCACAAGTCTATGATTTTGAAAATAGTCTATGCTATTTAAAAACGGAAGAAGAAGATATTCCGACCAATCCAGATATTACTGTAATAGATGAGCAAACTTATACATCAAGTGTGAATGCTTTAAGAAATGATGGTGCTAAAAACACTCAATCAATAGAAAATAGAATTGCAGCATTAGAGATAGGTTTAGCACAATTTTTAGGAGTGTAGGAGGTGTAATGTATGCCAGTTTGGAAAAAAATAATATTTGTAAATGCAATAAAAACAAGGATGGCTCAAGAAGGAAAAACAGCAGATGTTATAATTCAGGAATATGTTAAGTTGACAGCAGAGGAAAAAGCAGAAATTTTAGCTGCAATTAATTCATAAAAGTAGTTAATTTTACTCAAAAACCATACGAACATATGTTTGATAAAATAGCCTGTAATTGCTATAATAAGGGTTGTATGCATACACTAACAAATGAACTAATTAAATATAGCATAAATGCAATAGGAGGAATGCGCTTGAATAGTTTTACAGGATGGATAGGTGGTAAAAAGTTATTAAGAAATGAAATTGTAAATAGATTTCCTGAGGATATTGAAAGATATATAGAAGTGTGTGGAGGAGCTGGATGGATTCTATTCCATAAAGATAGACATGCCAATATGGAAGTATACAATGATGCAAATGGTGACCTGGTTAATCTTTTTAGATGTATAAAATATCATTGCCCTGAGGTTAAAAGAGAACTCTCATTCATGTTAAACTCAAGAGAGTTCTTTGATGATTTTAAAAGCCAATTTGAAGCCAAAGGACTTACTGATATTCAGAGAGCTGCTAGATTCTTTATGTTGTTAAAGACAAGCTATGGTTCAAAAGGGAGAAGTTATGGCTGCATTAAAAAAGATATTAATGTTGCTATTGATTATCTAACTGATATTCAAAAGAGACTCTCTAGTGTAGTAGTTGAAAACAAAGACTTCGAGGATTTAATTAATGTATATGATAGACCAGGGGCATTATTTTATGTAGACCCTCCCTATTATGGAACTGAGGGATATTATCAAGCACTTTTCACACCAGCAGACCATGTTAGATTAAATGAGAAACTTAAGACCATAAAGGGAAAGTTTTTACTTTCCTATAATGATTGCGACTTTGTCAGGGAACTTTATAAAGGATTTACAATTGAAGAAGTAAGCAGAAATGACAACCTTAGGACAAGGTATGAAAGCCTTGGACATACATATCATGAATTATTAATTAAAAATTATTAATGCACCTTTCAAAAGGTGTATTTTTTATTACCAAAAATGATATAGGGGGCAGGAAATGAATGAAAAAACTATTTTTAATAGTGTAATAGCTGCAGTTGGAGCAGTATTCACCTTTGCTCTAGGAAGTTGGGATAAGGAACTTATAATCCTGGTATCCTTTATGGCTATAGATTACCTAACAGGAATATTACATGGCATAATTCAAGGAAAACTAGATAGTCAAATCGGCTTTAAAGGTATCCTGAGGAAAGGAACGATTATCTTGGTACTTATAGTAGCTGCTCTATTGGATAGGCTTCTTAATGAAGGCACATGGGTGTTTAGAACACTCGTGTGCTATTTTTACATAGCCAATGAGGGTATTTCCATTTTGGAGAATGTTGGTAAGTGTGGTGTTCCCTTACCTGAAAAGCTAATAAACACCCTCGAACAGTTAAAGAAGAAAGGAGAGAATGAGAATGTATAAGGTATGTATTGATCCAGGACATGGAGGACCACAACCTGGTGCGGTAAATAAGAGAACAGGTACAAAGGAGAAAGATATTGCTCTTGCAGTATCCTTAAAGGTGGGAAGAGCATTAGAAAAGTATGGTGTTGATGTGATATATACTAGAAATTCTGATAGAGTTATTTGGCCCAATGATCCAATAAAGGATTTAGGTACAAGGTGCAAAATATCTGATAATGTTAAAGCTGATTATTTTGTTAGCATACATCTTAATAGTGCAGCAAATGAAAATGCAAATGGGATAGAAACATACTGTTTGGCACTAGGTGGTAACGGAGAAGAGCTGGCCAATAATATACAGGATGAGCTTATTAAAGCAACAGGATCCATGAGCAGGGGAGTAAAGACAGCTAAATATTACGTGCTGAGGAATACAAATGCTCCTGCAGTGCTTACAGAGATAGGTTTTATAAGCAATACCAATGAACTAAACAAGCTAATAACTGCTAATTACCAGGATGAAGTTGCGATGGCTATAGCAAGGGGAATACTGAGAAAGCTCAATATAACTTGGAAAGAAGATAAACCCCAGGAATTTCTTGTGTATGGTTCTAAGGAAGAAAAGTTTGGCCCTTATTTAAAGCCTGAGTATGCACAGAATAAGGGACAAATACTTAAACAAGCAGGATACAAAAACGTTTACTATATAAAACCAGATGGTACCAAAGTACCAATTGAATAAGGGAGGAATTTAGATGAAGGTATTAAATTTTGTATGGGAGTACAGGTTTGTAATTATGGCAATAGTATTATTTGCATTGTATGCAGTTATGGACTGGAAAGGGTTTAAGGCAGATGCATATAACTATATGCTAAGAGCTAAGGCAATGGCGAAGACTGGGATTCTTAAGACAGGGAAGGCACAAGAAGATTGGGTTATTAATATGATATTGGAGAAGGCTCCTAAGAGTTGGGTAAGGTTCTTAACAGTGGAGCAAAAGAGAAAGATAGTTAAAAGACTATATAATACAGGACTTGATTTAATTGATGATGGAAAGTTGAATAGTAGTATAAACTGAAACAGATTTTAATGCTTTTATTTCCTAAGAAAATATAAAAGAATGGAGGATTTTACAAACATATGTAGAATTATACTGTAGAATGGAGATGATTTTATGAGTATTTTTAAAGATTTATTAGAATTGATATCGGAACGGGATAAAAATGTAAAGATTAGTAATTATCTTTATGTTAAATTACTTGAAGAATCAGGACTCGAAACTGATAAAGTAGGTTTACTTGTAAATAACATAATAGCGGATAGATATTCTAAAATTGCAACAAAGAATGAGGAACGAGAAGAAATGGAGAATCATGAGAGAGAATTACTTAGCTATTATATCATGCTAGATAAGTATCTATTTGCTACAATTAACAGGAATGTAGATATTGGTATAACAAATGCATTAGTTGGGCGTGAAGATTCACATTGTGTTTATACTTTAAAGGAATATGAAATATCCTATACATATAAATGTATAAAGCTTGTTCTTGAAAAAAATGGTGAATCCTATCCGATTAAATTTGGTAGTATTGAAGATATTAGATTTATGGATAATGGCGAAAGACTTAAAACATGGATTTATATGCCACGTTTCAATTGGAGATTCTATTTGCATTATGATAAGGAAGCAATTTCAGATAACTTGAGTAGTGGAAAGCTAGAGATTCCCAAGCAAGAAGCATAATTATATATTGAATAAGATACCCTGGGATGTCCCAGGGCTTTTTTTATTTTTTGTTGAAATACTAATTTACAATTTTGAGAATATTTATAAAAAGCCTATTGCAAAACAATACTATCCGTAGTATAATTAAATTATAGAAAGGAGGTGAAACAAGGGTGGTTAAAGACATAGTCACTAAAATAAAAGAAGTCGGAAAAGTGGTTGAAGCACTTACCGACTTACTACTTAAGGTAGGCACCCTAATAGCAGTAATAAAACTGATATTAGACAGCCTATAACAAACTGGGGAGGGAATCCTCCCCTCAACATTAAAATATCATATAACCACCTAAAAATCAATGAAAGAGATTATTAAAGAATCATTAAGATTAGTATGGAAGATCATATTATTAGTAGTATTGGCAGTAGGCTTAATAATTTTTGTTGTAAAGGGAGTGTTTTAATGATGGAGAAGCAACCAACATCACAGACAGAAGCAAATAAGAAATGGCAGCATAAAAATAAAGAATATGCAAATTACTTAAAGATGAGGTCAGCAAGCAGGAGCTTTATTAAATCAAAGGCTACTCTTGAGGACATAGAAGAGCTTAAGAACCTTATAAAACAGAGAGAAGAATTTTTAAATTCTTAACTTTTCACACCTGGTTAATGTGCCTGACCTGAATAATAGTATATAATATTATACCTGGCGTTATGCTGGGTTTTTTTATTTTTTGCACAAAAATAGCCCGGTTCCCCGAGCCTGTTAGAGCAGTTTATTCATCCTCAATTTTAAACTTGTAATGCTTTTTTAGTATCCTTATAATTATATTGCTCATTGATCTATCTTCATATTCTGCATCATCCTGTATCATATTGTAAAGCTTCTTTGGCATTGTTATCGTCAAGCGTATATTATCTTCTTTTATCAAAATGGAACACCCCCAATAAAAGTATATAGGGGTGTTCATCATTTTTGTGAAAAGTGGTGAAAGGTTCATCACTTTTTGACGAAAATTATAAGTAATAAACAAGTTCCCTTGGATCCACGCCTAATGCATCTGCAATTTTGCATAATTGCCTGAGGGTTGGGCTTTTTTTATTACTTTCTAATTCGGATAGATAGCCTTGAGACATTCCAACTTTTTTAGCTAATTCATTTTGAGATAATTTTTTAGTGAGCCGAACATCTTTAATTTTAAGACAGGGTATCATATTTCCTCTTCAAATATATATAAATTTTACATTAAATATATCATTTGAATAAATATAATATCAATAGAAAATTAATAAAAAATGTAAAATGTTGTCGAAAGTATCTCTGGTAGCGATAGATATATATGATACAATTTATTTATAGAGACACAATGTATGCATTGGTATAAAAAATAATATATAAGTATGCGGCTATATATCAAGAGGGCGTATTATAAAATATTTATTGCATACTTTACGAACATATGTTCGAGTGATAAAATAGAGATGTTATCAATCTCTACAAATTCAATCATTTAAAGCGGAGGTATTTGTTTATGGAAAGCACTGTTGAAGAATTTTGCTACAAATTTAGTGAAGAGTATTCGGAAAATTTATATAATGATCCTCAAATTCAAAAAGCTTACAAAAGATATGATATAATATTTAAAGAAATAGAAGATGCTCTGCCTAATGATAAGAAATTTTTATTAGGTGAGTTAGAAAAAGCAAACGCAAATAAAAATGATTTCTTGGAGAAAAAAACTGTCAGGACAATTAAAAAATTTCTTGATACTTTCATTGAAATATTTTAAACTGAAAATGTTTTTAAATTAATGTTACTTAACTAATAAATAGCTCGAGTATACATGCTCGAGCTATTTATATTATCTTCTATAATCTTCTAAAGAGGTTGTACATAAGATATGGTACGAGTTACCTGCTCCATTTTTATGCCCAAAATTCTGGTTAGCAATAATTCTATTATCTTGTCTGTTATATATACCTACCAAATTCCTATATTCACAAAACATGAGGACTTATTTATTATCAATTATTTTTTCAGAATCTAAATCAAATTTAACTTTGCGATACACTTTGTCTATATTAATTGTATTATCATTATTGAAGGTTAATTGTTTATTTTACTCAAAATTTTTTAACCAATTCATTAAGCAATGGACATTCTTCTTTTAAAATAGAAAATAATTGAAGATCATGGTATTTTCCTCGAGCAAAATAGGCTTGTCTCATTGTACCTTCGTATACATAACCACATTTTTCGGCAACTCTTCTGCTAGGTATATTGTTGTTAAAAACACAGATTTCCAACCTATTAATTGGCCTTAACTCAAATAGATATGCAGAAAACAATTTTAAAGCTTCTGTTATATATCCTTTTCCTCTATTCTCTTGTCTGTATATTTGATACCCAATCTCATAACCTTCACACCCTTTCATACCCCTAAAGAATATAATATCTCCAAGTATGTTTCCGGCTTTATCTGTAATCGCCATTTTCCCAAAATCTTTATTCCAATATCCAGTTTCATCAAAATGCTTTTTCATTGAAACTTCTGAAGCTAATTCTAAACCGAGAAATTCACCCCTGTTTGCTAAATTGTTTCCTAACTCAAGTATCTCATCAAGATCCTCTTTTCTTATCAACCTCAAGTTGATATTTTTTCCTTCAATCATGTGTAACAATCCCCCTTTTGATAAATTTATGATATAAACACTTGTGACTTATAATAAATAATTTTATATAAATTAAAAATATCTTATTGCAGCATTTATATTGTTCATTAAAATAATTATAGCAATATGGAATATAAATGTACATATGTGGTAAAGGTGGGACTAAGGTGATTATCTGCCAAGGGACGGTTGAGTCCCTGATCTATTATATTAAGTATTATTATCAATTTCAGATTTTAATAATATTAACGATTGTTGACAATTATTTCTAGCAGAAGCCAACTATGAACTGAACTATGGGTTATGTGTGCTATATTGATATATATAATGTATTTATATGATAGTTTTACAAAATAAGGAGGAATAATTATATTAGTGTAGAACAATATAAATGTTAAAACTAATTAAAGGGGGATATAAAATGGGGCTTTTCGGTTCAAAAGGCGAATGTTCGGTTTGTCATAAAGAAGTTGGCTTTAACCATTTTAAAATTGCTGACAAACAATTATTATGTTCTGACTGTTTTAATAAATGTGGCTTTAAAACCTTAGTACCGATTAATAAAATGACAGTGGAAGATATTAAGGCTGCAATGAGTGTCTATGAAGCTAATTCTGAAGAAATTAGTTTGTTTAATGCTACAAAAAAAATTGGTACGTTTATAGAATTTGATGATAATCAAAAGAAATGGCTTATTCCGGATGGTTTTTTAGGTAAGAAGAAAAACCCAAAAGTTTATAATTATAGCGATATTGTTGATTTTGAACTATTAGAAGATGGAGAATCTATTACTAAAGGGGGATTAGGTAGGGCTGTAGCTGGTGGAGTATTATTTGGAGGTGTAGGTGCTGTTGTTGGCGGAGTAACTGGAGAGAAGAAAAGTAAATCAGTGTGCAATAGTTTGAAAATAAAAATTACTGTGAATAGTATAAATAATCCAGTAGTCTATATTAATTTTTTGACAATTGCAACTAAAAAGGAAAGCTCAACATATAAAACTTTATACAATTCAGCACAGGAATGTTTATCAGTATTACAATTGATTTGTAATAGCCAAGAATCATTGCTTGAAAATAATAATAATGCTGCTACTTTATCTAATGCTGATGAAATACTAAAATACAAAAGATTGTTAGATGAAGGAATTATCACTCAAGAAGAATTTGATGCAAAGAAAAAGCAACTGCTTGGATTATAATTAGAACTGTAAACACTTATGGATTTGATTAAGAACTATTAATATTGATTAGTAACTTTTAATTTATAATTATTGCTATACAGCAATGCCAATAAAAAGTTACAAAAACCAATATTATAACCTGTATTATAAGAGATAGCAAATTAACATATATAGTCGATGATAACTATATGTGTTAATTGAATGAAACCGCATTCGCGGTGGCTTATGTAATTCAAAAAATATTATATAATTTCTTTAGAAAAAATTGGTTATAAAAAGTTGAACATTATGAAAAATTACTATATAATCGAAATTAGGATATAGTTGTAAGAATTAGTAGAAAAGGGGGATAATATGAAAGCTAAGCATTCTAAACTTTTACTAATTTCGGCAATACTAGGATCCATATATGCTATATATCTTATAGTGTATTTTGGAGGTGGAATTGCTGAAAGTAAGGATGCAGCAGAAGCTGCTGGAAGGGCTATTGCAACTGCACTAGTTACACCACATATGATTTTAGTAGTTTTAGCAGTAATATTTAATTGGGTTGGATATTTTTCAAACAAAAGGGGCTTTGCATTAACAGGAGGTATTTTATATTCAGTAGCTGGAGTTATTTTTATCTTATATCTTATATTCTTAGTACCTTCAATAATACTAAGCTTCGTAGGTTATGCAAAGTTAAAGAAGGTAGTAGAAATTAGCAACACTAACCAAGCTGATAATAATATTTCATAAATATAATCTATATTTTACAACTATATTTATGGTACATATTTATGAAGCACTTACTTAACAGTAGGTGCTTCTATTATTATCAATAATCGACAAAAGATTACAATTTTCTATAAAGGAAATTGGTGGTATATGTAGAATATAATATTGTACACGAAATACAATCAAGGAGGTGTCAATATGGAAACAAAAATTAAAAAGCCGTTTTATAAAAAGTGGTGGTTATGGGTTATTGTTATTATTGTGATTGCTATTGCTATTGGATCAGGTGGTGGAAGTGATAAAAAAACAGTAAATACTAATTCTAATAAATCAGCAACAACTGTTGAGAACACTAAGAAAGAGGAAGGTACTAAGATAACCTATGAAAATTTTCTCAAAATCAAAATGGGTGCTAAGTTAGCTGATGTTGAAGCCATATTGGGAAAAGGTACAGAGGAGAGTTCTTCTGAGTTAGGTGGAATAAAGACAGCAATGTACTCATGGAATGGACAAGGGATTAGCAACATGAATGTAACAATACAAAATGATGTTGTAACTGGTAAAGCGCAACTTGGACTGGATTCTACGGATGCCAAAGTTACTCTTGAAAAATATAATCAAGTTAAAGAAGGCATGTCATATAATCAGGCTAAAGGTATATTGGGCGAAGGACAAATTATGTCACAAACCAAGTTAATGGATATCGAATCAACTATGTATTCATGGATTAACAGTGATGGTTCCAATATGAATTGCACTTTTTCAGGTGGCAAGATGGCTTTGAAAGCACAATTTAATTTGAAATAAAGGAGTTCCTTATGGAACTCTTTTATTTTATACATAAATTTAGTTTTGTCTATTGAATTTTTGAGAAGTTTATTTCTATTTTACAGCAATAGTACAGTAATGCTGATAAAAGTTATAAAAGCAAATATGATTATATTGAAATAATTATAAACTAGATCTTTACCTATGACACTTGAAGTAACAATGTAAAATACAAATGCGATCAAATTTTATGAATCGTTTGGATTTTATGATTTGGGTATGAAATATTGAGATGATTGTGTATTTATTCGGTTACCACAAAATAATTGAATAAAGTATTGACATATATGAAATTATACATTTTAGGGAAAGTGTGTATATGTTTTACTTATGTTATAATTATCCTTGAAATGGCCAGGGTATATAACTAATTGCAAAGTATAAAATAATTTATATAAATGGGGTGGGGCAATGAATACAAAATTTATTGATTTTGAAGGAATACATGGATGTGGGAAATCAACAACTGCTTGGATTTTAAATGATAACCTTATAGATAGTGGGATAAATTCACAGGTGTTTCTTGAGGCAGATTTGGATAATCCGTATGAGAATCCCTGTGATTTTAGATTTATGTCTGTTTTGACTGAAGAAGAATTGAATCAATTAAAAAATGAATTTCCCACTCAAATACAAAGGATAACAACATTTTCTAAGAAAATAGATGATTATTATATGTTGTATTATCCTAATTTTAATAACTATTTAGATTTGAAAAATAAGTTAATGGATTATCAAGTGTATGAGGGCAGATTCAATTATAACGATTTTAAAATGTTGATGAAAAAAAGAATAACAGATTTTGTTGAGGAAGCGGTACAAAATGATGAGGTTTATATTTTTGAAAGTGTTTTATTCCAGCATATTATCAATGAATTGCTGCGTTTTACTAGCAGTAATTCTGAAATGATTTCTGAATTTATCGCTGAAATAATTGATATTTTAAGACCGTTAAATCCAATTGTTTTTCATCTGTATACAGATGATATAAAAGGTATTATTGATAAAATAGCATCTGAAAGATTATCTGATAATTATGATTTATATCTGGATTGGATTGATTTCATGATTGAATATGTAAAAAATTCAGATTATGGTTTGCACAATAATGTTTGTGACAGAAATGGCCTGCTTGAATATTTCTATAAACGTGCTAATATTGAAAAACAGGCATTTAATACCTTGGACATTCAAAAATACATAGTAGATATACAAAAGGTGAGTAGAGATTCTTTAAATGCAATGGCCTATGATATCATCATGAAAAATCAATAA